AAAGACTTGTCCGCCAATTAGATTGACGGGCTTTAGTCCATACGGTGCGTCTACGGTTGGATAAGCCATATTGAACTCCTAAGTTATCCCTTTCTGTTCCTGCTAGTGGTCGAACTACGTTCGCTAAACAGGGGCATCCGAGGATCGTTTTCTTTCATCAGATTGTTGTCCACAGCCGCCGTCTGAGCATCTGTTTGCTGGCGGAAGTAACTATTCCGCTGTTCAACAAACTCCTCCGGTGTGCTGCAAAGCACCAATCCACCAATTTCTACAAGACCAGAATCCTTGCCTTGTAGGTGCAGTTCTGGGTATTCCTCCCTTTGAATGGGAGTCCAACCTTCCTCCTGCTTGGAGATCATGTTTCGATCATCCGCTTGACCGAGGATCGACTTGCGAATCCAGCGGTGTTTCAGGCCATCACGGGCCTGCGGCGTTGGAAGCAGTGAAGGTGGTGTCCAAGCCTTCTTGCGTTCCGAAAATAGGCGTGTTTGGTTTTCACGTGGGGTACGTTCAGACATTGCCGGTCTCCTTAGCGACTTGTTGGGCGTAAACTTCTAGAGGTAATCCAAGTCTTTTTGCGATTGCAACCTGAGATTTGGTCAGCGTGATCTTTTTAGACCCCGATGCGCTTCTAGAAGCAGGAGCGACAACGTTTGCGGCGGGTTTTCTTGACCCGAATTTTTGCGGGAACGCTTCCCGAATCTGAGCATCGATTTGCTCAAAGTAGGCATCCGATCCTGCTACGTATCCCCGCTGGATGAGTGCGTCATGGATACCGAAGGCAGCACCTCTCATTACCAAGTCGGTCTCAAACCATTGGTTCTGAGACACCCACTGACGGGTGCGTTCGTCAGGGACAATTTCTGGTATTCGTTGTTCTACTGCAATTTTTTCCTCTTGTAAAGGGGTGTATTGCGGTTGATACCGATCCACCTCCCTTTTCTCGGCAACGATTTCCGAGAGTTTCTTTTGGGCGGCGATCATCTTGTCGGAGTCGCCTGCCTCGTATGCCTCTTTATATTCCCGCTCGACTTGGGATAACTGGGCCTCTGCCTTGGATTTATAGGTCTCGACCAAATGCTTTTCGCCTTGGGAGAGACGTTCCTGAAGGAGGCGGTTCTGTTCCGCTACCTTTTTGGCGTAGGTAATGGCTTCCTGATGCTCCCGGATGGCCTGTTCTTTGGCCCGGCGTTCGTCATGGTAGCCCCGGCGGAGTTCCTTAATCCGCTTTTGGACGTTCTCAGAGTACTGGGAAATCTCGTCATCGGTGACTTCCACCTCCCCTTTTGGGGGTTCTTTACCCCGATCCTCCTCGGGGGTGTCGTCCACAATCTCTATTTCTGGTTCTACTTCTATTTCCAACTGCTGTTGTTCTTCAGCCATGTTTTACTCCTCAAAGGCGGGTAATAACCCGTGGGTCGGCAACGACAGCCTCAACGGTGTCATCGTTAATAAGGCGAAATTCTTGGTCTCCCTCGGGGGTGGAGACCTTAAATCTCGTTCCAGAATACGACCTCATAATGATGAAGTCGCCCTCCTTGCACCAAGGCCCGTCCGGAAACTTGTCCGGATCTTGGTACGCAGACGGCCCCAATTTAATTACCAAGCCCAAAATTGAGGCAATCTCTTCCTTCTTGCGTTCCGATTCTGCGATCAGGATCTTGGAGTCTCTGAAGTTCTCATCCCTTTTGGGGATGGCAATCAGAATCCGATACCCTGTCGGCTCGGGTAGTTTTAAGTCACTCATCTGGCAAATCCTCTATTAATCTTATGACACGCTGTAAACCACGGATCTCGCCAATAATCTCTCGATACTTGGCGTAGTCCTCAACAGGGCTGAAGGCTATTTGCTCCTTCAGCGCCTCTTGATCTTTCCTGATCTCACTGACCAGATATTCTCTTAGCCCCAATTCTTTCTCCTATTTTTGCGCCTTCAGTCTCTTGTTTCATCTGGGCTTCTGCTGCCTTGGCTCCGATTTGAGCACCGGCAATCTCTTCTTGGGACTGAATCCTCATGCGTTCACGCTCATCGGTCTTGGAGATTTCCAAAGCTTTGAGTTGTACTTCCGCCTGATCCTTTTGCATCTTGCGCTGCAACTCGCCTGCCTTGATCTGGAGTTCTTGTTGTTGCATTTGAACGACTGGGTCTTGGGCGGCTTGTTGTGCCTGCTCTTGAGCGGCCTGTGCCTGATCTTTCTGAAGCAGTTTTTCGGATGCCTGTGCGACCACACGGGAGAGTTGAACTTCGATGTCTTCGGGGAGTTGCTCGTCCGGAGGGGGTAGGGGAACCCCTAACATCTTCTCCATTTCGACTCGGTACTGGAAGGCAACGTGTTCTGTGATATGCGCTGCTAAAGCGCCCTGAATAGCGTTTGCGTTTGGGCTTTGACCGATAATTTTTTGAATCTTCGGGTCTTGTGCGGCATTCATATGCACCTGAATATGTGCCTCGTGGTCTTGATATAGGAAGGCTTTTGCTGGCTTTCCATTCATCATGGACATATTTTCACTGACCGGATCTTTGGGTTTGTGGTCTCCCTCAATCGGAATGATCTTGGCGGCGTTTTTAATGCCTAAAACCTCTAGCATCTGACGGTGTAACTGGGGTAAATCGTAGATTTGTGGAGCAGATGAGGCCAGTTGCAGGGCAGCTTGGTACTGAACCACCCGTTGTGCCATCGTTGAAGCGTTGGGATCGGATACCGGGATGATTTCCGTGGTGTCGTAGTCTGATTTCTTGGCTTTTTTCGGGGCATCAGTCTCGTAGGAGTACTCATCCGGGGTGTAATCCCGGACAATTGCCGCAATCAGTTGAAATTCTGACTTCATGGCGGCATGAACCCGTGCTTGAACGGCGCTCATGACCTTTAAAGTCCTCTCCAAGAGGGCGAGAGTCGTTCCAACCGGGGCTTGGTTGGACATATCGCTGAATTTTATGTCTGCGACAGATGCAAAACGTCTTCCTTCATCGACAATTGTCTGAAGAAGCGTATAAAGCGTCTGGGAAGGCTCTTTATAAGGAAGCGGAACAATCGAATCCTTGATTGTCATTCCAGTTACGTCAACGTCTCGCCATTCTCCGGGAGCAATCGGGGTGTCATCTCCCTTTACACGTAGGTCTTTGGACTTAAATCCACCGGGAAGGTTGGATAACGTTCCTGCATCAACTAACTGTCTCAAGATGGATGTGGCAGATTTCGCAAATCCACCTACCAAATGAATCAGTCCAAAGCCGTAAAACCCAAATCCGGGGATATAGACGTAGTGGGTGAAGTGCATCCGCTTTTCTTTGAGAGGATCATCCTCCAAATAGTTACGGCGGATGGATAAAACTTCTCCACTTGAGTCTATGGTGATGACATATGGAAGAGCGATTCCATTTTCATCCTCATATCCCGGCAGGTCATAATCAATATGGACTTCATAAATTAGATAACGGTCATCTTCAATGACCTTGACACCAATTTCTTCGTCCTTTTTCTTTTCAATCTCAGTTGTATTTGGGTCTGGATCGGGTAATTCAATGTCCCTGTAAAAGCCTGCCACCTGAAGTTTTTTCAGTTGGTTAGGGGTCTTACGCATCCGGTGCGTAATGCGTGGGGAAGAATATAAATCTGACGAACCGTAGGGAACGATTACGTCTTCTGCCGCAATGAATACCGCAACCTGACGGTCTAGGCTAGGATCAAAATAGACCTTCTTAAAAGCAGAACCTGAAATCGGTAGATTCCAAAGCATTCTTTCGTGTTCGTTTCGATACTCCACCATGACTTCGGTAAGTTCATAGTTCATATCGTCCTGAACCCGGGCGGCGGCTTCTTCTTTTTCCCGGGTAATCTTTCCGATGATCTTGGTCTTAACCGGCCCCGATGCGGGGAAGGTTTCTAGAATTGTCTCGGACTGGAACTTAACTACTGACTCAGAGAGGATTGGATGGTAAACACCGCAGGCTCCATCCCAAGGCTCGGTTCTTTCATCGATTCTTAAACCAAGAAGTTCCAATCCTTCCTTGTAGGTTCTTTCCCATTCTTTTCTGGAGTTGATGTCATTTTTAATCAAGTCCAAAATATCTTCAGAAAGTTTCTGAAGTTCACCTTCATTTATATCTTCGGCAAGGTTGGCATCAAAACCTTTAACTTCAACCTCAACCTCTACGGTTGGCTCTTCGCCTTCTTCTTGTTCAATCTCAATTTCCAGTTCAACTGCTGGTTCTTCTGGAGAGAATTCCGTACCCGAAGGCATTTCATATAGGGATTTTTCAATAGCCATGCTCTATCCTTTTTGCTTCGTTGAGCAGATATTGATTGATCTGCTTGACACGTTGCCGTCTGCGCCACCATTTAATTGGATTTTTCATGGCTCGTTTGGCACTAAAAATTCTCCATAAGAAGTAACCCTTCATTACTTCCCAGTCCGTCCAATCCTTTCTGGTGATTGAGATCCGAACCCACATCAGTAATACGCCGCCTTTCTGGGGATAAATGCTCTGTCTTCTTCATCGCTGTTTAATTGAATAAACCCGCCCTGCCGGAAACGCAGTAGGGCTTGGGTGGTTGAGTCCACCAAGTCATCATGATCCCCGTTAGGGAAAGAAGCGACTTCCTCAACCAATTCATCTGCCCATTTCGTTTCTGGCCTCCAGACCATCCCAGAAGCGAACAAGTCTGACACAGCGTTTACACGGGCTATCTTATCCGAGCCTTTGCTGGGTGTGTACTCTGAGATGGGGATTCCCATTCTTCGGAGTTCGTAGATAAGGGGTGCTCCTGCGGCTTTTTTTTCAACAAGTAAGGTATCTGGGTTCCATTCTTTCCAGAGGTCGTAGGCTTGTCGCTTGAGTTCGGGGAACTCAAGTCTTTCTTTGTAAGCATCGAGTACGATAATGTTGGCGACTTCAATTCCGTCTACCTCCTTATAAAAAACCCCCCAAGTCGTGCAGGCCGAGTAGTCTGCCCTGTTGGACTTCTCAAAGGCGGTATCCCAAGACTGGATGATGTATTCGCATGGGGGTGCTCTTTCCTTATCCCATGTCTTCCACATATCCCGCTTGATAATCGCTCCCTCTTCGGAAGTCGGGTTCTGCTGATACTGGGATTCCCACTTAGATACCGGGAGTTCCAGTTTGATGGCTTCCAATTCTTCTTGCTTCCAGAACTCAGGCCATAAGGGTTTTCCACTAGGAAGCAAGGCAGGAAGTTCTATGACTTCCCATTCTGCGGCTTCCTTCTTTGCGGAGTTACTTAGAATCTGCCCCGTTAAGTCTCGCTTAGACCAGCGGGTCATCACAATCACAATAGCCCCCCCGGGCTGGAGACGTTGCCGAGGCCCGGAGTTGTACCACTCATAAACCCGGTCATAGACCGAAGGGTTCCCAAGCATGGCTTCCTGCTCTGAATGGGGGTCATCAATAATCAGAACATCTGCGCCTTTACCCGTCACAGCACCGCCAACCCCGATAGCAAAATAATCCCCGCCTTTATGCGTATTCCAACGTCCCGCTGCTTTTGAATCCTGAGACAGCTTGGTCGGAAAGACTTCCTGATACTCCGGGGTGTTTACAAGGTTTCTGACCTTACGTCCAAAACCAACTGCTAACTCCGCTGTGTGTGCCGTCTGGATAATCTTCTTTTCCGGGTACATCCCCAAAAACCAGCCCGGGAACAGATAGGAAGCAAACTCAGACTTCGTATGCCGGGGAGGCATATTGATAATCAATCTCTTTAAGTCCCCTTTGGCAACCCGTTCAAAAGCCTCTGCCATGATCTGATGATGCTTCCCGGAAATGAAGGCAGACCACATCTGCCTTACAAACGGCATGAAGTTCTGCCGACACCGCTCCTTTTTATCCTCCCGAAGCAATGTATGTATTTTCAGTACTTCCGGGGAGTTATCAGGAAGATTCTCAAGCAAAGCAAGATACTGCTTTATCTCCTCCCGGGTCAGGATATTGCTCAAAGGGCAGAGACCTCTTTGACCGACTTATCCACAATCTTGACCGTTCGTACCTTATTCGGGTTTAAACGCAGATGCCCCTTGCGGCGCAGGTCATGAATCACCCTATGGATATTCGACCTAGACTTCAATCCCAAGCCCGTGGCGATATCCTGCATAGACGGGGCAAAGCCCTTCATCTTGATATAAGTCTGGATAAACTCCAGAACCAACTGTTGCCGAGAAGTCACCCGATCTCTCCATGTGCTTACAGCCCTATGGGCTTTCTTTGTTCCATGTTTCACGTGGAACGTTTACACGGGCAGTTTAAACACGAACAATCGTTCGTGCAAGCGTATTTTTGATACACATACCCCCCGGGGGTGACTAATCCCAAAACATAGGGGGTGGGTTTCATAATCCCACCATCAGAAGAGTACTGTATGAATTTATAGTAGGGGGTAGGGGGAGAAGATAATCGAATGTGGGGATTACAGCGTATAGGCGGTGGGGGGGTCTCAGCCGGTTCGGGGTGGTGGGTATCCGGTGGGGTCTCGGCGAATCGATCATGCCGTTCAACCAACAACACGAACGACAACACGATGACGATGCATCACATTGTTTAAACGTAATGCGATGCTTGCATTCGTTGATTGCCTTGCACTGATGAATGCAATGCCTAACCTAGGCACTGCGTTTCTCGATAGGTGTTACGTTGTCAAGTAGACGAATGTGTGCCTTGAGTTCTTCTTTGAGTTTTTCAGGGCTAATCTGCTCGACTGTCTGTTCCACACGATCAGTGAACATCCCCACTGCTTTGCCCATGAGTTCCAGTGCCTTGAGTTCTGATGACTCTGTCTTTGCGTTGGTGACTCTGTCGTGAAGTTTCTCCATCACGAATCGTCTAGTCCTGATTGCATCCTCGATGATCTTTTCTTTGAGGCTGTCTTCGAAAGACCCCAGTAGTGCAGACACTTTCCGATTCTTCAGCAATCTGTTCGCATTCACTGCAATCACAGCATCAGTTGCGTTCGTGTTATACGCATCCTTATACGCCTGAATCTGTGTCTTACCAGCAAGAATAGACTGCACGAATAGATGCTGTTGCGGCGTAAGTCTGCTTTGCTTTTCTTTCTTCTGTTCTTCTGTATCGACTCCGACTATCTTTCCTGTCTTTGTTTTCTTTTCTCTTATCTTTGCCACTGCCATCTGCATCGCTTCGCTCTTTTCCACAGCGTTCGTGCTTGCATCAACATCATCGATGGTGATTGCATCTGACTCCAATTTCTCGATCAATTCGTGGCGATCCATTTTCAATACCCTTTCAACGTCTTTCATGTCGGTTCGTGCTAGCACTTGCACTAAGCACCATGCAATTGACCTTCGCTGTTTAAACACAATCTGTCAAGGTTGTGTTCGTGGCTCATTCGGTGAGCCAGTCACTATGGATGCTTCTATGACTTCTATATTTGCCCTCAGACAGGCTCCCGGGCTTCCCCCCGGGCCCAACCTCCCGGGCAGACCGCCCTAGAACCCGCTTCCAGCCGTGGCTGTGTCCCCCATACAACAGGTGCTAGCACCATGGGTTGCGTTCGTGCTAGCACTTGGTTTAAACTGTGGTTTCGGTCAGATGCCAGTTACCGGACACCGTCAGCCACCACCTACACATATCGGGGCCAACGGGATCGAATAGGGCAGACGTTCAACGATCCACAGTGATCACAGCATTGCGTCTCTAAATAAGGTTGCAGACAGGGTTGCAGAGCACTACTTACCCTGTCGAATGTGAGCAAACGGCCTGCTTCCCAAAATGGTCGGACTCCGGAGAGCAACGGCTCAATGGGATGCCTGATGACGATAAGTCTCTGCGACAGGCTAGAGGAAAGGGTTGAGACCCCGAATGAATACATCTCACAACCATCGACTGCACCGTGATCACCTACCTATCAGACACAAGCATTCGATGTTCGTTCTTAGGCTATCGCCTGATGCACTTCGTGCCGGAGTGCATTGAGAGACAGCCTGTCTCGTTCGTGCTTGCATCATCGATTCGCAAAGTGCTAGCACATTGTTTAAACATCCAACTCAGGAGGCTTACATGAAAACCAATTTTTGGAATGGCAACAGTCACCTTCAACCGTTCGTATCTCGGTTGGAGAGTCTTGTGCCCATCATGGGTTCAGTCAATAACGCAGACCGCAACCCTGCGTTAGAGAAGTTTCGTGTTGCAAGCGGTTGCTACTACGACTTATTTAACAACGGTCTTGGGAATCGTGCCCGTCAGTTTGGGCGAGTGTTTAAGGTTCGTGTTGGCGAGTTTGTTGAAAAGCGTGGCAGAAACGGTTTTTGTACCGAGTACGACATTGACGCACTAGGTGCGACTGTTGAGCCGATCATGGAGCGCATCGTTCTCGATGCGTACATCGAGCAGTATCTTTCAAAGGAGGAATCAAAGTGAAGCAACGCAATTTCGTAGCAAAGAATGCACGTTCGTGTGGCGCAGGCCGTCACACTGTTCGTGTGAAGTATTCCCGCAAACAGAAGCACCGCAAAGCAAGGGTTGTTCAATGAAAACCCTTTTCTCTCTGTTGTTCGTGCTTGCATTCTCCCTGATCTTCGCAATAGCACTTCTCGATTGGCTTGGGGGTTGTGGCAATTCGTTCGTACACGCTGATGGATCACGGCATCTTGGTGAATGCATCGGACGTGAAACTTTCTTTTTAATTTTCAAGTGAGGCTAATCATGAAAAAGAAAATTCTTGTAGACCCAGCCGTTCGTATGCCGTTCGTAACTAGCAATGGCGTTCATCTTCTCATCTACTCTTACCCTGACCCAAACATGAGCAGTGGCCGCTGGGATGCAAAGATCATTGGCTATGACTTCAATGACATCCGCACGAATGTTTATCTCAGGGATGTGATCGCTTTGATCAAGGGCATCTCTGAATTAGAAGACTCTGATGAAGACATTCGCAAGAGTGCGATGTCGTACTTTGAAGAAGACACCGCCAAACTCATCAATGCACTTGGCTGTACTGCTGATGATTTGCAAAGACTGCGAACATCAATCCTCAATAGTCGTGAACGAGTATTTCAACAAAAACCTGTTTAACAAAGAGAGGCTAATCATGCAAACAATTCATTCCAACCGTGAAGAATGGCTCAACACTGCTGTTGCTGAGTTGCGCCCTGTCTTCGATTCTGTTTCGTTCACTCTGCCTGAAAAGATCCGTGTGACTTGCGGCTTTCCATCCAGCCGTGCCCGTGCCAACAACCGATTCATTGGTGAGCACTGGTCTCCCGCCGCATCGAACGACAATCACCATGAGATCCTGATCTCGCCTGTGGTTGACGATCCGGTGCAAGTCTTCTCGACACTGGTGCATGAGTTGTGTCATGCCGCAACCGATGGGCATGGTCATGACCGTGTGTTTACCCGCTGTGCCCGTTCGCTGTGGCTTGAGGGCAAACCGACATCGACTGTCGCTGGTGAGACATTCAAGCAAAACTTCGCCAACCTGTTGGAGTCGCTAGGTTCCTACCCTCATGCCCGTTTAAACATCGAGGCACTACGCAAGAAGCAGTCAACCCGGATGCTCAAGGCTGTCTGCCCGTGCTGTGGCTACACCGTGCGTCTGTCTCAGGCGTGGGCCAATCAGGGTCTTCCTGTTTGTCCCGCTGATCAAAACGTTTTCGTTCTCGCTTAACCATCAATCGGAGGCTAACCAAGATGGCAACATTTACACAGAAACGCATCGCTCTTCTCTCCCTTGCACAGTTAAACACTGTGCTCACACAAAACGGTCTTGTGCCGCTGACCGACAAGTCTCTTGCACAGCGTGAGGTTGCATCGCTGATTGACAACGGCACGATGTCGCTTGATGAAGTGATCAACACCAAGGCCGTCAACATCGTCAAGCCCACCGCCGCAGTGGATGATGATCTGATCAAGCAGATCAATGAGAGCAACGTGCAGTCCAAGACTGCTGTGCAGGAAGTCAACGACACACTCAGCCGTGTGTACTCTCTTGAGCACAACATCAACAAGAAGTTTGGCAACATCGAGGATGACTTTCGCCGTCTGTCTTCGACTCTTGAGTCGCACGTTCGCACCATCACTAAGCCTGACCAGTCTGCTGTATCGAACGAAGTCAACGCTGTCGTGTCCAAGTTGTTTGACCAGTTCCGCAAGGAAGTCACGCTGGAACAGGTTGAAGTACTTGCCGCACGTGTTGGCACGTTTGAGTTAAAGACTGCACGTGAGGTCTTCGGTGACGTTGCAACCAAGTACGATGACGTTGACTTCGGTGATCTGCAAGTCGGCGTGTGGAACGATTCACAAAGTCCTGAGTTGGTTGATGACTACGTGTTCAATCCATCGCATCTGCATCAGGCACTGATCGCACTCGATGATCCACTGCCTGACAACGTGTGGCTTGCTGGTGAGCGTGGTACAGGCAAGACTGAGTTTGTGGCGCAGTTAGCCGCACGTCTGAAGCGCAGACTGTACCGTGTCAATTTCGATGAGGCGCTGGAACGTGCTGACTTCATCGGCGGTAACAGCATCGAGTCTTCCAGCGTGGTATGGAAACCCGGCATCATCGTGCAAGCAATCAAGCATCCCGGTGCAATGGTTCTGCTCGATGAGATTGGTTTCGCACGTGCTCAGTCTCTTGCCGCACTTCATGCCCTGTGCGAACGTTCACCGCATCGCTCGATCACCATCAGCGAGACAGGCGAACGCATCCCGGTTGCACAGCACGTTGTGTTCTTCGGTGCTGACAACAGCAACGGTCATGGTGATACGTCCGGTAATTTTGCTGGTGTACGTGAGCAGAACACTGCGTTCTTGGATCGGTTCAGTTTCACTCTGCGGTTTGAGTATCTCCCCGCAGATCAGGAGCGTGATCTGATCGCTGGTCGCACGGGTCTGCCGCTCGATGCCGCTGAATTGATTGTCAAGTTTGCAAACGTTGCACGTGAGAAAGCACGTGCTGGTCTGCTGACTCAGCCACCGTCACTGCGTCAGTTGTTCGCATGGGCACGTTCGGTTCGCAAGGGTCTGCCTGTTGAGGTTGCATTCAACAATGCAATCATCAACAAGTTTCCCGCTGATTGCACCGCAGAGTTGTTGGGCGTGTTCTCATCGCACATCAACGTCACTCAGTTTAAACAAGCACTCAAATAAGGAGGTCGTATGCTTGCACTAGATGCAAAACGTGGAGTCGAGGCCACGCTGGAGCGTGTGTTCAAAAGCACAGGCAATAAGTATGATTCGTTGGTGATTACGTGGACGGGCCGCACTGCTGGTGTCATTCACAACGGCGGTGATATCAGAGTGATCTTCCCCGGCATTGATGAGACCAAGGAAGTTGAAAATGGTCTCTTCAATCAGTTGGTTGGCTACGCACTGCATGAGTTGGGGCACGTGTGGTTCACCACGAACAAGGCATGGGATGCCGCACGTGAACAGCACGGTGCGTATGTCTCTGCCTTGATCAACGGTCTTGAAGATCCACGCATTGAACAGCGTGTTGTTGACTCGGGCTACGCACCGAACAGTCGTGCGCTGTTTGAGTTCCTCACCAATCAGGTGCTGATCAAGTCAGGCTACGTTGAACCCGATGACTTCAAGAACATCCCGTTCATGCTTGCCATCGAGGGTCGGCGTTTAAACGGCTACGACATTTGCTTTCCGTCTATCGTCAAAAAGTCACCTTACGCCAAGCATTTGATTTGGGCGCTCAAGGCGGCACAGTCAGCGAAAGACACGCCACGCATCGTGAAAATTGCCATCGAGTTGTATCGGCGATTGAACGAACAGCGTGAGCAGGAAAAGCAACAACAGGGTCAACCCGAACAATCCTCGGAGCCGCCGAACAGTGACGATGGGGATCAGGGTCAAGACGATGGTCAGAAACCCGACAGCGGGGATTCTGATGGGTCTGACGGTGATTCCGGTGACGCTGGTAACTCCGGTGACGCTGGTGACGCTGGTGACGCTGGTGACGCTGGTGACTCAGGTGACTCAAGTGATGTTGGTGATGCTGGTGATGCTGGTGATG